ATTAAAAAAAAAAGAAAGAGCAAGTATGGCTAATCAGCAAGTAGAAGTAAAGAAGCGTTTTACAGCAATTGTTACACAGTTCACAAATGAACTTGGTCTTTCGTATCCTGAACTAGATAAGGCGGTATCGGCTTACATGAAGCGTAAGGACCATATTGAGGGATTTTCTACGCTTGCTAGTGCCCTGAAAGCGGCTGTGGCTGCTCGGGATGATTCTTTTTTCCTGAAGTCAGGTGGAAAGGGAATTGAAATTTTACCTGGAATTTTCTTTTCGGCTAAACTCTGGTCGGATACTAGTAAGGAGACCCGCGTGGTTTTCTGGGACTATCTAGCATCACTCATTCTTCTGAATACTATGTTTGTTGGTGCTTCAGCTTCTGCTCCGGCTGCTGCTTCTGCTACAGGTCTAGGGGAGACACTGGAAATGCCTGATTTTGAAGAAATGATGAAGGAGATGTCCGCGGGTTTCAAGTCTGAAGAGTTCAAGGGTATTTTTGAGAACATGAAGAGTATGTTCAAGGATTTGAGCGGAAATGTTCCTCCGGCCGCTGAAGAAGGTACAGAAGGGGAGAAGAAGCCGTTTGAGATGCCCACTATACCCGAGCATCTACAGAATGGACTTATTGCTAAGATAGCAGCGGAACTAGCAGGGGAATTTAAGCCAGAAGACCTCGGTATTGACCCGGTTATGATGGAACGCATGAACCCCATGCAGATTTTCGAGCATCTTCAGTTTGTCTATACAAATAATCCCGAGCTGTTAACGGATGCTATGAAGCGTGTAGCAGGCAAAATCCAGAACAAGTTTGCCTCTGGTGCTTTGAATAAGGAAGCACTTATGCGTGAGGCAAAGGAGCTGATGACGTATTTTACAGATAATCCGGCTTTCAAGGATATGTTTGAATCATTCGGGGGTCTGTTTGATAATCCGTTGATGGGAGGTACGGGAGAAGGTGCTAAGGGTTCTCAGTCTGAACGCTTACAAGCTGCTCGTGAACGTCTTCGTAAGAAGGCAGCGAAGAAGAATGCTAAAAAGTAATTTCGTAGACATACGATAGGGAAGAGAAATGCAGTGTAGTCCATTTTTCACAGATGATGCTTCTATCTTATGGCGTGAAGGCGATGACTTCTTTCCGTTTCATGCTCGGGCTCGTCGTTGTACAACTGTAGCACTTAATAGTTTTACGCGATTTGGTATACTCCTTGGCTTTATCCTATCTGTCCTACGCCTTGATATCCGGTATTTAATTATTAGTTTGCTTTTTCCACTTCTAGCAATTGGTGCCTTTTATGGTATGAAAACAAAGGATACACTAAGAGAAGGATTTCAAGGTGGTTCAACTTTAGTAGACACAACAACTGTAGCAGATCGTGTTGTAGCAGATGTAATTGGTGTTCAAGACCGTACAGGACCAAATGGACCAAATCCCTTCATGAATGTCTTAGTCGATGAAATTAACAATAATCCTGCTAAGCCTCCGGCTGTATACTCAAACTCTCCCGCTGTAAAAAGGGAATTAGATGCTTATTTTCAGACTAGTATTTACAACGACCCTGGAGACGTTTTCCAGCGGAATCAAGGGCAGCGGCAGTTTGTAACTCCTCCGAGTACCTCGGTGCCAAATGATGCTGGAAGTTTTCAAGATTGGTTGTTTCGCGTACCTGAAAAAACCTGTAAAGAGGGGAACATGGCCGCATGTGTTTCTGTGAATAATTCGGGGCGTTTCCCGCATCTCACGTAAGACCACCATTTTTTTTATTAACCTGGGTTAGAGAATGGCCGCCAATACATTTCAAATAAATCAATTCACGCGTGTCCACGACGACCGCTGCGGAGTTGATAGTTTCTACCGTCAGTCTGTCGGACCGGGTTTCTGGGCGACAACCAATTTAGTGCCTAGTGCTTCAGTTGTTGTGCCGCAGGCTCTTGATAATCCGACAATCATTGCGAAGGAGGGTTATGGTCTTTTGCCTCAGAATATTGACAGCGACAGTATTTTACGCAATCACGCCGTGCAGGAAAATCGTCAGCGTTGCCCTATCCACCCGCAGGCTCGTCCTTTCGTAACAGTTCCCTATATGGGTCGCGGCCGTGGTGAGCCCGTGCTAGAGGCTAAGCTCCAGCAGAGTGAATATGTTCGGACAGGCAAGGACTGTATGACAGTTACAGACAAGCCGTTTGCCCAGCAGTTCACTCCCTTGCTTCCGCACGTTGAGAAGAATATTCAAAATCCGGCCCACTTAATTCCGGAAGTTGCGGCAGCGGGATGGGTTCACGGTGGCATTCCCAGCAGACAGTATGTTCGCGACTTGAATGTCTAATAATAAGGACGTAATTACTATATAATACATTTTCCCAAAATAGGTTAATGTATGATATATCAATCTATGGACTCGGTAAGCATCTTATAAAAGATGACTTGACCGACTTGTCAAATAATTTACCTACCTGGAGAGACTTAATTCCGATTATGCGACAAACCTCCAATTTGCCGGATTATCAGACTTTGAGTTTTGTCATTGAAGATGTTAGCGGAAATACATGGCTGCCCGCATTTCAATGGGAAAGTCTTCTTTCACAGGGAACATATGGTAAAGTATATAAAGGAAATCGTGTTGTCTACCAGCGACAGGGAGCATCTCAGCAATATAAATTATTATCGGGATCCGAGCATATTGTTCTTAAAGAAATATCGATTCCAGCAAATATACATGCTAGTGACCATGAACGTGAAGTAAAGGCTGTTATGTATGAAGCAGCAATCCATGGACTCGTAACACAGTTTTTTAAGAAAATTAATTGGTCGTTTGCTGTGCCTAATTTGTTTGAAATTTTTTCACGGGGTGCTCAGCATTTATCGACAATTCATGATGTAAAAGGAATTGTATTTTGTATGGAATATATTCGGGGTGTAACCCTCTTTGATTATTTGAAAACGCAATTTACTGCTGGCCCAAATAAAACGAATGATGCCCTGTATCTGCGAATTCTAGCAGAAATTGCTCTTCAGTTAAATGAAATTCAAGTGAATCTGCGGATGAATCATCGGGATATGAAAGTAAATAATATTTTAATTCGGAATCGAAAGCCACATTGGATTTCAGTGTTTGCAACATTTTTTCCAGCATTGGCTGATTTTGATAAATTTCAATTTAATGTTGTATTGATTGATTACGGATTTGCGTGTATTGCGTGTGGAGATGCTCATGATATGCCGGAAATAAGTTTATTAGAAGCGGGCTCATGGTTTGGACCAACTGACTCTTGTTTTAAGACGGGGCGGGATTTAGTACAATTTATTTATTGTATGGAATGTTTTTTTCCGCGTCGTCGTTTTTTTACGGATTCACTTTGTCTTTTAATTGAAAAATGGCTGACTGTTCCGTATGTGGATGGAACTGCTCATTTATGGCAGGGTATTGCTCCGAATGGAAAACCGTATACAACTCAGCATCCGCTCATTTTTGATACTGGTATCTATGAATTTTTAAGACGCACAGAGGTGAATCCTTCCCACTGTGCTCCTCAAACTATTTTGGAGGATATTCGGGTTTATTATGAGGCGAATTAAACATGGTGTAATTCATCGAATCTTCTTAGAGCAGCGGCCGTCATTTGTTGCAGTGTTTGAAAATCTTGGGGGCTTAGTATTTGTCTAGACCTAGTAAGTTCAGCGGTTTGTGCCTTTACTAATGCTTGTCTTTCTGCTTGAACTGCTGGATTTACGGGTAGGCGTAGTCCCATTCTTTGCTGTTGGGCTGTTACTGCTGCTGCTTCTGCTGCTGGTTCTCCTATAGATCCGCCACCGGGATCACTTGCTGGAGGAGGTGAAGGGCTACGGGATTTTTGTAGGGCGGCTGCTATAGCAGGGTCTCTTTGATTTGCCCATCCAACACGGCGACCCGCTGAAGGAGAAGGACGAGCAGCAGCAGCGGCAGAAGGAGCAGCGGCTGAAGGAGCGGCAGGAGCAGCAGGAGCAGGACGAGCAGCGGCTGAAGGAGAAGCGGCTGAAGGAGCAGCGGCAGCAGCGGTTGAAGAAGAGGAAGCTAGAACAAGAGGACGAGCAGCGGCTGAAGAAGGAGCAAGAGCAACAGGACGAGCAGCAACAGGAGCAGCATCCTCCAACACAGGAATATCTAAGTATATATTTGGTGTTGTTTCGCAGAGTGGCTCTTGATTCTCTACCCGTTGGCGTAATTCATTTAAATAGGCTAGGAGTGATGGGTAATGTGCTCCTCGTCTATTTCCAGTTAAAATAGCAGATCTATCTGCTGTCCAAGCATTCTGATTATTCGGACCAACACCGTTATGAAATGCGTATACACTAACATAGTTCATAAAAGTTCCCATCACGATTGTTAACTGAAAATAAGGAGCAGATGACCGTTCTAAAACTGGTGATAAAATTTTAGTATCAACAAAGTCTAAGAAATAACGTAAACCACGGAGGTCAACCCGTTTATCTGCGACAATAGGATTTCCTACACCAATGCCATTATAAGAACGTAATCCATTTTGTCTTACTATTGCAGCCTCCCGAACATGAGCACATAATGCTTGCTTAGCACAATCAATCATTACGCCTTCCATAAAGTGTTGTGTCATAAATTCCCGCCGAATACCTTCATCAAATAGATAATTAAAAGGATTCATTCTAACATTTGGAGCAATAGCTCGAGGAAATAAACTTTGATAATCAATCTTAAAAAAAGCATCAAATAGACCTATTTCATTTAATAAAGCATCTGATATGTTAATTTTATTAGGTGTTCCAGCAGGAATACGTACAAGTTGTTTCCACAATGCCATTTTCTCATCAAATAATTGGTCTGATTTAAGTTGACCAACACGACTTAATGTATCTAGTATCCAAGCATTAATAAATAAGTCAAATCGTATAGCAGGATTTTCCCACCATGTTTTATCTACACGATTTGTAAGATTCTTCATCCAATTTACTTCACGCCATGCTGATAGCGGTGCGTAAAGCATTAATTTCCAGAATCCATAAGCATTTATTCCCTCAAGAGTGTATGTATCGTATTTCTTCAAATCTTCTATATTATCAGCACGTAATTCAACTGTTGTGTCAGGATTTCCTGTAAATTTAAGTATTCCACTTTGATTATTAGCATTAGGGACAAATTGATTTGTCCTACCCAGAATACGAATAAGACGCAAATCTTCTATATTGAAAGGTCCTTCCTGACCAAATGTATGCCCAAGAATTTGTGTAATCAAAGCAGTAATTCTCGGAAGATATTGATTTATTTTCTCCTCATTTAAGAATCTTCCTTGAACTGAGCGAATTACAGGGTCTAATACAATTCTCATATGTAGATTGCGAATATTTGCCATAAGATTTGTAAGTGCGACTTCAATAACACCAAGCATATCATCCTTAATAGTATCAATATCCACAAGATAATCATCTGAGAAACTTGCTAAAGCAGCAATAGCAGCTTGGGCTGGAGCAGCAGCAGCACCAGCTACACCACGAGCAAGGGTAGCACGAGCAGTAGCAGCACGAGTAGAAACTTCTTGAGCAGCACGAGCAGCAGCACTTGTTGGAAGTTCATTACCTGGTTGTGGGCGAAGCACGATTTCAATATCTTCTGTAATTGTATCAATTATATTAAATAATTCAAATCGTACACCCGCAATGGTCGCAAGTGTTACTGCTAGTAAATTTGTAATTTGTGGGTCATATCCATTTTCAAACCCTAATCGTTTTACAGTAATTGAAACTTTTTGGGAAATAGCAATCGGTTGGTCTCCTTGTATAAATCGTGTTTTAATAAGCAATGGAAGTGCACTAAATAGATTACGATCTATAAGTAATTCGGGAACCTGATTTAGATTCATATGAGCAACAGTTTCACTTATATATCTTACCATTTCAACACGTATAGCCTCTCCTTCCCGTTGAATGAGGTCTGCTGGTACCACTGCTGCCATCTCTATTCTTTACCCGCGGATTTACTTAAATTTGAATACCTAAAAAAAAGTTATATTGGTTAGAACAGAAGATGAGTGCGGCAATTGAAGATCAAGATGAACTGAATGAGCAGGATGAGGATTTCTTTGAGGAGGAAGATGCCTTGGATACAGAGGATATTGAGGAGGAGGAAATTCCCACGGAGAAGAAGCAGATTCAAGAACTACTCTATCGTGGATTTTCTGGAAAACTCCGTGAAGATGCTCATAAACTGCTCCAGGCTCATCCTGAGATTCAAGCAGATTATATTGAAATTATTAATGAGCGGCTTCTTGTTAAGGATTTGCCCGTAATGAATGATGCTAATCACAAGACATATCCCTTTCTAACACAGTATGAGAAGACAAAGATTCTTTCGCTAAGGGCAAGTCAGCTGGCCCATAATTCGCGGCCTTTTATTGAGGTTCCAGCACATGTGACCGATGTTCATGAGATTGCTCGTCTTGAGTTGGATGCGAAGAGAATTCCCTATATTATTAAGAGACCGTTGCCTGACCGTACATTTGAGTATTGGCGTCTACAGGACTTGGTTATCCTTTAAAATTTGTTTAGACCAATTAATAACTTCTTTTTGACTTACAAATACTTGATAAGAAGCATAGGCAAAAGGGCTCAATATAATAAGCGGTGTGTGATGCCAGAAACCATTAGACACCGCATATCCAAATCCCGCACCAAACATAATAGAATAGGGTATAGCACTTGATTTTTGTATAAATTGCGTAAAATTTTGTATGATAGGTTGAGGTAAGGTCATTCTTACACCTATGTTTGAATTTTATATCTTATATTACCATATGGTAACACGCTGCTCCGGCGAAACCCACAAGCGGTCGCCCTGCTGGAGGCCATACGTTTCATAGAATTCCGGAAACTGTGACAAAATTTTGTTCACCCGTAGTTCCGGCGGTGCGTGTTTATCCGATTTAGAAGCTATTTCCGCCTTCTTTTTTCTGTCTTTATTACGCCAGGATACAGCATAGGAAGTAAAATATTCCTTCAGCATTTTGTGGCGTTCAGCGGCCGATTTACCCTGCATTTCTCCACGCAAAGCTTCAAGTGAAATAGAAACACCTCCAAGGTCAGCAATATTTTCCATTAGTGTCAATTTTCCATCAATGACTGAGTCCATGTACGGTACAGTAAAAAGTTTTTCAATCTGCTTGGATTTCTTTTCATATTCGGCCTCTTCTTCTTCCGTAAACCACGGTGCGTAATTCCCATCTGCGTCATGATTCCGCCCGTCACTATCAAAACCATGTGTCATTTCATGTGCGATTACATTTCCAATCCCTCCTAAGTTCCAAGCAGTTGACCTGTT